CTTCACCACCGCCAACGAAGTCTTTCTGCCGGGAAAAACTTACTACGTCTCGCAGGAAGTCTATGATTCGACGCTCACCGATGGATCGAAGTTTTCCGAACGTTGTGTGAGTGTCTCTCCGATTTACAATCACCCGTGAGGGCGCGATGGCTGGTGACGTCATCCAGTTCAAGGATTTGCAAGTCGCGCCAAGAGGCGAGGACCTCGATTACCTGTTCTTCAATACGCGCTTTCTGAATATCAGCACGGCCATCAACGGCATTGCTGCGCGCCAGGACACCTTCGACGAGAGCGAGGCGCAGCTGGTGGCGGTCGGCCTGCAGCGCATCAACGATGTGCTCGGGCCGCTGCTGGGTGTGTTGCAGCAGGCGGCGGAGATCGGTTTCCTGGTTGCCGAGGCAATCGGCGCCAGCGTCAGTCTCGTCTTGGGACTGGACATCCAGTTCACGGTCACCAGTGAGGGTAAGGGCCTATTCACGCCAACGCCCTATGTGCTGGCAATGGATATTAATGATTCCACCAATTGGGGAATCCTGTCGCTGACGAGTTATGACGATGTCGGCGGTATCTTGGCGGGTCACTGCGTCTATGCCAGCAAGACCAAGAGTTCGACGCAGTGGTCGCTGTCGTGCAATAGCGCCCTGCCGTCGGCGATGATGGCCCTGCTGTCGCAGGCGCAAACTGCTGCCACCAGCGCCAGCAATTCGGCGGCCACTGTCGCTAGCGAGATGGGCGACCTGCAATCCCTGGTCGATGCGGTGCAGTCAGGCCCGGTGGCGAGCGTCGCTGGCCGGACCGGCGTCGTTGTGCTCGCCATCGCCGACATCACTGGGCTCGTCTCGGCACTGGCGGCCAAGGTAGAGACATCGACCTTCAATACTCAGATTGGCACCAAGCAGCCGCTCAGCGCGCTGCTCACCTCGTTCGCCGCGTTGCCGTCTACCGCCGACAAGAACATCTACTTCACCGGTGTCGGCACCATGTCGCTGGCGACCTACACCGCCTTTGCACGCAACCTCGATGCGGCCGCCGATGCGTCGACAGCGCGTGGCGTGCTTGGGCTGGGTGACGCCGCAACCCATCCGGCAAGCGACTTCGCGACCTCTGCGAGCATTGCGGCAGCTGGCTATCAGACCGCCACCGACGTCAACAATGCCATCAGCTCGGCGCTGATCAGCTCGTCTCAAATTGGCGCAGTGTTCGACGATCAGACCGGGACGACATATGCCTTCGTTCCGGCCGACAATGGCAAGGTGGTGACGCTCACCAGCGCCGGGGCAATCACCGCGACGTTGCCGAACAATCTCGCCAAGGGCTGGAACGTGATCATCTATCAGGGCGGCGTCGGGCAGATCACCTTCACGGCAGGCACCGGCGCGACGTTGCGCAACCGCCAGAACCAGACCAAGAGCGCGGGCCAATACGCCATGGCCAGCATGATGTGCGTGAGTAACTCAGATGGTGCCAGCGCCGTGTTCGCCCTCGGCGGTGACACCGCGTGATCATCGTCCCGGCGGCGCGCGGCTTCCTCGGTGGCGCGGCGCCATGGGGCCCGCGCACCAGCATCGTGCCGAAAAGCGCCAGCGGTACGGTGACGTTCACTGGGTTGACGATCCCGGCGGGCGCACTGGTGGCGATCGGCACCAGTGATACCACCGCCGCCTCGGCGGTGGGTACCGTTACCGACAGCGCAGGCAATGTCTGGAACAACACCGGCTGGACCGACAACAGCACTGGCGGTTCCACGATCTTCTGGTCGCGCTTCGTCAATCCGCTTATTGCGGGCTCGATCGCCGTCACGACACGTTCGGGGGCGGGCGTCATGACCGCTGGCGGCATGTGGGCCACCGGCGCTGCAGCAGCGCCCTACGATGCCGCCGCCTTTGGCAGTGCTAGCGCGACCGTTGCCGCGCCAACTTGCACCAGCGGTGTTCCCTCGAAGGCTGGCGAGCTGTTCTTCGCGATGTGGGGAGTCGTGCCTTCGACGAGAACCATCACCAACGATCCGGCATGGACCAGCCATGGTGTCTTCAATTCGACCCCTTCAACCTATGGGCTAGCGGTGGCGAGCAGAATCAATAGCGGAGCTGGCGCACTGGTCTATGCGCCGAGCATGAATACCGGCGCCACCAGCCGCATCAACATTGCAGCCTTCCATCAGTGAGGGGAACGAATGTTCACATTCGACCGCAGCAATCTGCGCATCGACGGCGTGCAGAGCATCGAGATATCGCCGATCCAGCCGGACACATCGAGCACCCAATATGTGCGGCTGATCCAGCTCTATACCGATCCACCAAACGTGGATAACCGGCGGCCAGTAATCGAGATCGCCGTATATGGTGGAGATCAAACTGTGAATGATCAAAGTCAGCTTGAAATATTGATTCCGTCGGGCTTGGAATTCTAGACCTTGAATTTAAGCTTGGCATTGAGCGCTTCGATGTGTGGCAAGAGATACTCAGCAAAGCGCTTCGACGATTCACTGGCGGGGTCGTAATAGACCTCGGACCATATCGAATTCCACAGCGCGCTCAAATGGTGAATGCACTCGTCGTCGAACACCGTCCGGGCCTCAAGCTTAGCGGCCTTCTCGGCAATCTCTTCGGCCAGGGTCATTGGGGACGTTCCTTAGCTGGTGAAGCGGCCAAGTTCATCGCGTTGCCGCTTCGGCCATCCTTGACGTCGATTGCTGGCCTGCGCTTCGCGAGTGTCCCATACGCAATTCGTCGGTGTGTAATCACCGTCGTTGTCGATGCGCTCGATCGTCAGTTCTGGTGAAGGCCGCAGTCCCATATCAGCGAGAAAGTTCTCGAATTTATGCCAGCGTTTGCAGACCTTGATGCCGCGGCCCCCATAGAGATCGAACGCATGATTGTTTGGATTTTCGCAGCGTTGAAGCATCGCTTTCCAAACCCAGTGCTCGGGCGTGCCGCATCCGCCGTGCGTGGTGTTTACGATTTGCCGAGCTTCAAGTGTTTCGAGTTGAAGACATCCGCAGGACTTGGTGTTGCCATTCATCAAGTCCTTGCCGACGACAATCGTACTGCCGCCGCAGACACAATGGCATCGCCACAAGGACCGACCGCTATCGTTCGAACCTTCGCGTCGAAGCACACGAAGTTTTCCGAACATCTTTCCTATCAACTCTAACGGGAGACTCACATGGCAAATCCTTACTTTGGGTTGCAATTTATCGCCGTAGACGATCAGCCGCAACCTATAGTTGGTGCTAATATGGACGTCGTGGGTATTATTGGACCCGCGGCCGAGGCAGATGCAAATCAATTTCCCCTTGACACCCCGGTCCTCGTCTTTTCCAACGACCTCCCCACCCTCGCGAAGCTCGGCACCGACGGTTACATCCCGGACGCGATCAATGGAATCAATAACCAACTGGCGGACTTTCAGATCGCAGCTCAGATGGTGATCGTGCGCACCGACTATGGTTCGCAGGCCGACGCCAATCTGAAGCTGCAGCAGACCATCGCCAAGATCATGGGCAACAGCACGGCAGGTACCGGCGTGCACGCGTTTCTCAAGGCGCCGAACCTGCTCTATTGCACGCCGCGCATTATCATTGCGCCTGGCTACACCGGCCAGATGGCGAACTCGCTCGACACCCTGGTCGTCAACACCGTTGGCGTCGGCTACATCCCGGGCCAGACCTATCAGGTGACGTTCGCCGCTGGCATTGGTGAGACCAACGGCGCCAACATCGTGCTGCCGCAGGCGCATGCGGTGGCCGATGTGAATGGTGAGATCGACGACAAGGACATCTACATCGACAGCTGGGGCGCGTGGTTTACGGTGGCGCCGACGGCGACGCTGCCGCCCTATGACGGCACGCCGATGGCGGCGCAGCAGGCGACCGGCCAGATCGTGTTCTCGGGCCAGCCCGGCGTAGGCTCGAAGATCACGTTCAATTCCCAGGACGTGACCTTCATCGCCAAGGCGACCACGGCGGCTGCGTTCCAGGTCAACCTCGGCGACAACCTGTCGATGACGCTCGACAACCTCGTCACCTATCTTACGGGCACTGCCGCGCAGGCCAACGCCAATCTCGGGCTGTGCAATTACGCGAAGACGCTCGGCGATCTGCTTGCGCTCAACATCACCTACAAGGCGCCAGGCGTTGCGGGCAACAGCTTTACCCTCAACTCGACGGTGACCGGCGCTTCGTGGCCGCCGCATCTTTCCGGCGGCGTCGATGCGCAGGTTGCGGCCAATGCGACGCTCACCGCCACCATGGCGCTCGGCGCCAACCCGGTATGCGCCGAGCTGACCGGGGTGCTTGACACCCTGATCGCGCACGCCATTGTCGAGAGCGCTGGCACTTCGACCATCGCCGACGAGAATTGGCGCGACACTCTCAACAGCCAGCGGCTGATCGGTCTCTCCGGCGGCTGCAAGGTGATCGATCCGGACAGCGGCAACGTCATCGTAATGCCGCTGGCGTCGCGGGCCGCTGGCGCCATGGTCGCCGAGGACTTCCGCACCGGCTATCCGTTCCACTCATTCGCCAACCGTGCGGTGCAGGGCATTGTCGGCCCGGCGCGCACCATCGCGTTCTCGCTCACCGACGGCGCCACCGAGGGGCAGCTGCTGCTGGCGGCAAACCTCGGGATTATGGTGCGTGGGTTGGTGGGGGTCGAGACTGCGATCAGCTCGGGCGGCTTCATCCTGATCGCCACCGACAACATGGGGGATGATGAGCTATGGCGAATGTACAACGTAAAAAGAGGCAGGGATTACATACACCTATCCCTGATGCCTGCGCTGCGGGTTTACCTCGGGCGAACCAACATCGATCGTCAAACCGTCGCCAACATCGAAGAGACGATCGCCAACTTCCTGTCGCAGCTCACCGCGCTGCAGCAAATCCTCGGCTACCAGGTCAAGTTCCAGGGCAACCTAAACTCGGCCGACGAGATCAGGCTCGGGCATTTGACTGTGAGCTTCGCCGCCGAAGAGCCACCGGTCCTGAAGCGTATCACCACAATGAGCGCGCGATACAAGCCGGCGATCGATGCCCTCGTATCTCAACTGGCTGAGCAACTTACGTTTGCTGGATAACGATAATTTTTTGCAATTGTGCGACAAAGTCAAGAGTGTTTTACTGGGCTTATGACCCAGCCAAACGATCTCGTTGGAATGAAGTTTGGCCTTTTGACGGTTCTCAAGAGGGCAGGATCAACAAGTAGCGGCAACGCCAAGTGGCGCTGCCGCTGCGAATGCGGCGAGTGCACGATCGTAATCGGCGCCCAACTCAAGAACGGCAACACAAAATCGTGCGGCCACCTTCGCGTTGAAGTTATCGGACACCTGAAGACCCGCCACGGCGGCAAGATCGACCGTCGTGAGACACCCGAGTATCGCGCTTGGCTTGAGATCAAGCGCCGCTGCTACAATCCCAATATCGTACAATTCTCCGACTGGGGTGGCCGTGGTATCACCATGTGTGACCGCTGGCGGTTCGGTGAGGACGGCAAGCACGGCTTCGAATGCTTCCTCGAAGACATGGGGCCGAAGCCGTATCCCAAGATGACGATCGACCGGATCAACAATGACGGTCCATATGCACCCGGCAATGTGCATTGGGCGACGCGCAAACAGCAAGCCAACAATCGCCGGCCACGCCGGAGTAAGTGAGATGGCGCAGCCTCCGCAACCTGAGTTCAAGACGTTCATCGAGCGCGGCCCAAGTGGGGCGCCCGATGACTATCAGCTGTGGGCATGCCGCGGCACCGGCCGCGGCTGCCTCGCCAACATGAGATCGAGCAACCAGACGCCAGCACCGCGCAAACATTGCGCCGATTGCTACGGCCCGTTGCCGAAGCCGCTGCATCTGAAAACGACCTTAGTGAAGTAGCGCAATCAAAAGGAGAATAAACTATGGTAGACACGATCATGACGCTTGATAAAGCGAATATGTTTTGCGGGAGAGAACCTTCAGATGTTAATCAAGGGTTGTATCTCGAACTAACCGAGTTCAAACTTCCGGCCATGAATGAGCAATACGTCGATCACCGTGCCGGTGGCGTGCCGATTGGCATCGAGGTCGATACCATGTTTGCCAAAATGGAAGCGACCTTCCAGCTGATCGGCTGGAATATTCAGGTGGCCACACTGGTCAATTCGTGGATTGGCGAGCAGAATGTGTTTTGGATTTACGGACTTCTGCGGGACCGCATGACCGCGGCAGCGATGCAGGTGACCGCCAGGCTTCGCGGCCGACTGGGTCTTGCCGATCCGCAAAACTGGAATCGCGGCGCTGCCCAGCATTGGAATTATGCTATTAAGGGCATTATCTCGTATCAACTAAAAGTCGAGAGTTATAATATATACGATTGGGACTTTTTCAGTAATAGATTTATCGTCGGAACGTATGACCGCAACGCTGACGTCAATCAAAAACTAAATGTCCCGACACCGACCGCTACGCCGGTGGTGCCGCCGCCGCCGGGTGTGGCCGCGCCATAACGGGAAGGGCCCGAGCCTCATGCCGCTCGATATCATGCGACGCACCGGTGGTTGGGTGGTCGAACTCGCCGTGCCGATCAAGCACGGATCGGTGACCATCGACACCATCGAGATCAGGCCGCCGACGATCGACACCGTGGTGCGTTGGAGCGACGGCACCTTTCCATCGTCGATGGCGTTGCTCGCCGAACTGTCGGGCGTGCCGGAACGAGTGCTGCGTCAGATCAGCTATCCCGACGCCGATCGAATCATGATGGCGCTCTACAACGTCGTGCCGCAGCCGCTGAAGACCGACTTCACCAATGCGGCGCGGCCGCTGGCGACGCCAGACGACGAGCTGCCGCCTGACGAGGCGGGCGCGCGGCCAGTCGATCAGACCGACCCGCGCTTCCCCGCTGATCCGATGGTGCGGCCGCTCGGCGTTCGCCGGGCATCCGAGCCACCCGGCCCTGGCATGGCGCTCGACATGCCGACATCCGCAGCGCGGCAGGTCTCGTAAATGTCCGACGTCTTCAATGCCAACATCAATATCAATGCGACCGACAATACGAAGGCGACATGGGAGTCGGTCGCGCGCAACACCCAGGACGCCACCAAGGCCGCGGGCAATGCGGTCGACAAGAACTACACCGATGCAGTCAAGCGCGGTGAGAAAGCAACTGAGAATCTAGCCAAGGCCACCAACGAGAAGATCGCTGGTTCGTCGCCAAAGGACCCCAAGAGCGTAACCGGCGCGTTCAACCTTGCCGCCGAAGCGGTGGGTGGAATGGCGGAGGGGATGCTGGGCGCCGTTGCTGCGGTCGCTACGCTCGACAAGATCGTCAACTATGGAAAGGAGTCATATAAGGCCTTCGCTAATGCTGAGATGGCGTCGAAGTCGTTGGCCGCCACCAACAAGATGACCGCACACGAAGTCGAAGAGACGATGGCGAGCTTCGAGAAGCTCGGCCCAGTGGTCGGTAAGCAGGTGCTTCAGCTCGCCGCCGATTATCGCCAGTTGCGTCTGCAAAGCGGGGAAAGCAACGAGCATTTGATGACGTTGTTTCCGTTGATGGAAAAGTTCACCGCTGCCACGCAGTCGAACTTCAGTCAAGCAATACAGATGATCACCGAAGCGCAACGCGCTGGCGGGGTGAAGCCGGAGGATATGCCGGAATATATTAACAGGTTAGGGACAACACTGCAGGGGTTGGGGCCAACCGCGATTGAGGTGCACTCCAATCTGCAACGCGCTCTGAAGAACGTCGGCGTCGCTGGCGGTGAGGTCGGTCAGCAACTCGCGGTGACGCTCAAGGCCTTGGGCGAGGGTGGCAATTTCCCTCGTGCCGCGGCCCAGCTTGAAGCGGTGTTCAACAAGCTCAACGCCTGGAAGGGCCAGATCATAATACCTGACGTATGGGAGAAATTCACAAAAGGCCAAATCGGCGTGCTCGAAGTGATGAATGAGATCGAGAAACAGGCGCCAAAGGCTGGCATGGAGTTCCGGCTTAGGTTTATGAATGATCCGGAATTCCGGGCACTGATCACGCAATTGCGCGAGGTCAAGGGTCGCACGGCTGAAATCAACGAGGAAAACAAAAACGCCAAGAGAGCGCTTGAGGACAATCCGATCTTTGGGCCAGGCGCGGCGCAGGCTCTGGAAAAGTTAAGCCAGGCCGCTGAGCATCTCCAAGTTGCGGTTGGGGCGTTGGTTAGCCCTGTCGCAACCTCGCTTATAAATACATACTCCGATGCCGTTAATGGCCTCGCAGATGCGCTGGAGCGGCTGGGGACGGGCAAGCCGATAATCACACCGTATGTGCAGCCACCAGAAACGACGATATCGCCAAGGCCAGGACCACCGCGGCCGCCCGGTGGGGGATTTTATGTGCCGCAGCCAGCGCCGACGCGGCCGAAGGGCTATCAGCACGGCGGTATGGTCACCGAGCCGACACTGGCGATGCTCGGCGAGGCGGGGCCCGAGATGGTCATGCCGATGGGCGCGGGTATGGGGGCGCCGGGTCCCGGGCAGCCGCCGATGCAGGACATCGATCGTCCCGATCCCGCCATGGCAGGCCTGTGGCGCGCCATCAGCCGCAACCGGAGATACCGCCCGGGGATCGATCCGACCGCTGTGATGGGCGGGCTCGGTGGGCTCGGCGGTGGTGGCGGTGGAGGCGGATGGGGCCCGGGCGGTGGACGTGGCGGCGGTGGAGGCCCTGGCGGCAGTGGTCGCGGCGGTAGCGGCTCTGGCGGTAGTGGCGGTGGTGGCGGCAGCGACACTGGTGCTGGCGGCAGCGGTGAAGACCGCTCGACGGACGAATGGCTGCGCGGTTCCGAGACGGCCAAGCTGGAGCCGCTGGGGCTTCTTACCGATGCGCTCAAGAAGGGCGGCGGCCAATTGCCGGAAGGCACCATCGGCGGCCCTGGTGGCACCGGAGCAGGGCAGGAAGGTGGCACCGGCCCTGGCGGCAGCGGCGAAAGCCTGAAAGGAAGCGAATATCTCAAGGCGCAGCGCGCTGGTTTCGCTGCGGAATTGCAAAAGAACCCGGCGCTGAAGCAGAAGCTGGCGGCGCTTATTGTGAAGGAAAACCTCGGAGCCGGCACGGGTGTTGCCGAGTCCCTGTTCAACCGCATGGCAATGTCCGGTGGAACGATTCAGCAGGGGATTTATGGTGGGCGCGGCAAAAGCTTTTACGGTCCAATTAGGAAAGGGATTGTCAACTGGACCGGCAGTGCCGAGCAGCAGCGGGCGATGCGGACCATTGATGCCGCGCTTGCTGGCAGCAACGTCATCCAGATGAATACCGATCAGGGCAGCCCTGGCGATCCCAACTACACCGCTGGCGGCACAGGCATCAACATCAACCGCGAGAGATTCAACGACTGGGGCGGCTATCGCGGCGTTGCCTATTCGCGGCGATGGCGAGAGGAGCAGCAGCGACGAGTGGCACAGGGTGGCACCGTGACCACAGCCGGGGGCGCCGGCGCCCAAGGCGCAGGCGGCTATACGCCATACGGCGCGCAGCCTGAGAATACCGGCAGCAATGTTCCTAGCGACCTTCTCAAAGAGGCGTCTGGGCTGGCTGCGATGGGCAGTCCGACTGCGGTCAAACGCATGTTGGCGGCCAAGGGCTACCGGATGGACGACAACTGGTGCGGCGACTTTGTTGCTGCCGCCGTGAAGATGTCTGGTGGCGTGGTTCCCAAAGACCCGGCGGTGGCCTCGAATTGGCTCAGGTACGGGACCGGCGAAGCGGTCGGACATCCCGGTGATGTCGTGGTTCGCAAGAGCAGCCGCTTTGGTGGCGCAGCTCAGCCGGGATCGCCAGGATCGCACACCGCCATTGTCGAAAGCATCGATCCCCAGAAGGGCACGTTCACGATGCTCGGCGGTAATCAAGGGCCGTGGCGTCGGACGGAGAAGATCAGCAACTATTACTTCCGTCATTCTCCTGGTCCCGGCAGGAGTCACACTGCTGCAACACCGGCTGGGCCGCACGCCGATCATTTCGGTGACAAAAGCTGGGCAGGCCACCCCACCCACGAGCAGGGTGGTGGCGATACAGCGAGCGATCATACCGTGGTCGATCCCGATCACATCAGGAGGGTGCGCGAGCAGCTGAGCAAGCCGATTAAGACCAAGGTCGAGATCGAAACGCCGCAGCACATCGAGACGACGCGGCGGACCGCGGCGCGCCAGACCGCACGATGGGACCGCATTGCGGAGGACCGTCACGACCGCCACCGCGCATCGGCCAATCTGGGATTTGCATAAATGGCGCTGACACTTACCTCACCGGGCAAGACCAACTGGCGGCTGACAAAGCCAACTTCCGACAGCTGGGTACTGCCGACCACCAACAGTGAGGGCGGCGATATCTCGACGCTCTACACCTGGGGTACCGTCCAGTTTCAGATTTTTCCGCTCAACGTCCACGAGGTGGATCATGAGACGGCGAGCGATTGGGCGCACAAGGAGATTGCTGGCGCAGCGATCTACCGGGAATGGGTCGGCGAGAACGACGAGCAGATTTTTCTGCGCGGTAAGATATTTCCCTACCGCATCGGCGGTATGACCGAGATGGAGCATTTTAATGCGATGCGCCGGGCGGGCATCGCCAACCTCTTGATCCGCGGCAATCCCGGCGATGTGCTGGGCTGGTTCGTCTGCGAGCGGCTGGTGCGGGCGCACACGTTCTTGTCGGCCGAAGGCGTCGGTCAGCAGATCACGTTCGAGGCGGTGATGGCGCGGGTGCCGATCCCCGAAGCCGACAACTACCTCAGCCAGATATGGAAGACCTCGGGCGCGGGATCAGATTAGATTCGTCCCATCAACATCAGCACAATGAGAACGATCAGCAACACGCCGATGATCCCGCCAGGGCCGTAACCCCAGCCGGTGCTGTATGGCCAATGCGGCATGGCGCCTACAAGCATCAGAACGAGGATAACCAGCAGGATTGTTGTGAGCATCGAGGGAATCCTTCAATGGCGGTCACCAGTTTTGAAATCTGGAAGGTCGAGAGCGAGTATGTCACTGCCGATCTGATTATATGGAAAAAATATCGCAATAAAGCACCTGGCATTGTCGAGCAGATGCTCGACCTCAATCCGCAACTCGCCTATTGCCACCGGGTGACGCCCTTCATTCCGGTCGGCACGTTCATTCGTTTGCCGATCGATCCCGAGCTATTGGCTGGACGTCCGACGCCGCTACCACAAGACCAAATTTGGACGGATCGCGCCGGGTATAGGATATGACGCTGGTCGATCCGGCGTTTGGCCGCCTGTACGATCCGTTCATCGGCGACCAGCAGCAGAGTAATCGGCTGCGTGCCGACTGCCGCATCCTCGTCAACGGCTTGGATGTCACTTCCAAGGTCGATCCGCATCTTCTCAACGTGCGCGCGCTCACCGGCGCGCATTTGGAGGACTACCAGTGCGAGATCGAGCTGGACGACCGCGACGGCCGCCTGCCGATTCCGCCGATTGGCGCCAAGCTGCAGATTTATTTCGGCTGGCGCAACGAGGCCACATCGCTGGTGTGGGACGGCGTCATCCACGATGTCGAGCATGGCTTTGGCCGCAAGCAGGGCGGCCGCCGTATGTGGATACATGGCAATGGCGGCGAGCAGATGCGCGGTGGCAAGGAACCGCAGAACAACAGTCATGGCGAGGGCGCCAAGGACGGCGAACAGGGCCCGCCGATACCGGTGTCCGTCCCGCTCAAAGCGGCGGCCCAAGCGGCGGGGCACACGATCACCGTCCACCCCGATCTCGATGCGCAGAGCAAGAATCGCGACTACTGGCAACAGGCGGGTGAGCCTTACTACCATTATGCCACGCGCCTTGCGCAGGAGATGGGCGCGATGTTTCGGGTTAAGAGTGGCACCGTTGGCGAATTCACCATCAAGGGAGAGAACGTCGACGGCACCCCGACGCCATCAGTGCAGGCGATATGGGGGCAGAACCTGATTGGCTGGCGGGTGCGCCCGCTGGCGGCGCGTCCGATGTGGAAGCAAACGGCGCAACACTTCTTCGATGTTAGCGCTGGCAAATGGAACGAGGCCATGAAGCAGACCGGCCTCTCGGCGCCGTTCAACATGGGCGACGCCAAGTTCACGTTGCCAACGCCTGCGCCGAATGCGCAGCAGGCTGGCGGCGATAATGAGGGCAGCGACGATGGCATGGGGCAAGCGCAAGGTCCTGGCCGCATCGTCATCAACGGCGAGCCGACCGCGCAAGGAAATTGCTATGTGCAGCTCACTGGCGCGCGCCCCGGCGTCGACGGCACTTACTGGTGCCCGGTCGCTGAGCACATCTACAGCCGTCAGGGCTACATCACTTGGCTCGACGTCAATGCGGTGCAGATTACCGGCCAGGGCGGATCGAATCCGCCCTACACCGCCGACCCGAGCATGACCCAGCCGCGGCCGCAAACGCCGGCACCAACCACGCCCACCACGCCACCATCCGGCAACTAATCATCCACAGGAGAACAACACATGGCTGCTTCGCTTGAAGATCGCGTCCTCGATTTTGGTCTCAATGTCCTCGATATCGAAAGCTCGTTTCTGAGCGTGTGCTCGGCCGAGCCGACGACGATTGCGATCGCGGCAACCAGCGGCCTGCTCGGCTTCAAGAGCTGGGGCGCGGGCCTTGTCTTCGGCGCACCATCCGCCGGATCGCCCAACGGCCGCAAGGTCACTGCCACCGCCGTCTCGGACGGCACCATCACAACATCTGGGACGGCGTCATGGTGGGCGGTATACGCCGCGGGAACTTTGCACGCGCATGGAACTCTTTCTTCAACTCAAGTGGTTACCGCGGGCAACACGTTTACGTTAACAGCCTTTGACGTTCGCATTCCCAGCCAGTGAAGTTGCACACCACATTGTTTTGGTCTATCAGTCTCAGGCATGGATGATGAGACCAGACAATGCTCGCGATGCGGCGAGACGAAGCCACTCACTGATGATCACTTTCCTCGCAAGGGCGGGACCAAGCGCGGCATTTACTTTCGTGGAGTTTGCCGACCGTGCCATGCCGCCATTCGTGCATTACGGTCGGCCACTCCGGAGGCTCGGTCCAAGGTAAGGGAGAGAGCCTCCGGCAAGCGCGAAGAAATCAATCGTTATGCTCGCGAGTGGCGCAATCAGAATAAAGAGCATTTGAGCGAGTACAGACGACAACATCACCAAGCGCATCGTGATGAGATCAATGCTGAACGACGTGCGCAGCGGGCGGCTGACCCAGACAAGTTTCGTCAAAAAGACCATGAACGTTATGAGCGCGATCATGCTCGCATCTGTGAACGACGAAAGAAGTCACGCCAAGAGCGGCCGCGAATTGTTTCGGAAAAAACGCTGGCGTGGCGGGCTGCCAATCAAGCACGGCTAAACGAAAAGGAGCGTGAGCGTCGGTCGACATCTCATGGCAAGGCCCTTGCTGTTTCCTATAAGAAAACCAATCGAGTCAAGATCAATCGGCAAGCGAGGATGTGGCAATCTTCCTTGCCTGCGGAGCTACGTTCATCAAGATGGAAGGCTCACGCTCACCGTCGCCGCGCCCTCAAGAAAGGTAATGGTGGAACCTTTACCACTGAGCAGTATCAAAGTGTTTTGGCGGCTCAGGATTGGCGCTGCTATTATTGCTTAGAAGATATTAGTCTGTCGAATCACGCCGATCATTATGTCCCACTAAGCTCCGGCGGAAGCAACTCTATCGATAACATCGTAGCTGCGTGTGAGCGATGTAATACCGCCAAGCGCGCGGCCATGCCGGCGGCATTCATCAGTTCTCTTGCTGTCGTCGCCAGTGCTCCGCATTTCCAATCCAGCGTATTGAGGTGTGTCCAGGGCCTCGGTGTTCCTGCGCAATCCAGCGAAGGGCAAATCTTGATCCGCGATCGTTCGATCGCAATTGAGATCAATGATCTTTATGGCCATTCATCGGTACCCGGTGGCCCCATGGATGATCGTTATGCATTGCAGGAGAGGCGCCGCCAATTGAGTGATGAAGGCTGGCGTGTCGTGTTTTTGTGGGAGGATGACTGGGTCCATCGGCGCGCCGCTTGCGAAAGCTATCTACGTGCGCTGTTGCGACCAGACCTGCTTCCTCTCAGTAATGCGCGGGATTGCGACATCGTAAAGCTATCCAATGTGGATGCTGCGGCATTCCTTGACGATGTCCATATTCAAGGTCGTGCCTTCCATGGAGATTGGTACGGTCTTGTCAATGGGAGCCTGCATGCCGTTATGGGAATGGCGAGGACACGCGCTGTCTTCGATCACAGCGAGCGCGTCGAGTTGTTGCGATATGCATCCGTCGGACGCGTTCGTGGCGGGGCGAGCCGTCTACTGAAGCGCTTTGTAGATGAAGGGGCGACAGAGATCGTGTCGTTTTCCGATAACGATTACTTCGAGGGCGGTATGTACGAGGCGATCGGGTTCCGCCATGACGGCGACAACCAGCCAGACTATATGCCGGTATGGTCTGGCAGGCGTCGCCACAAGTCCTTTACCCAACGCCGCCGATTAGCTGAAATGGCGGGACGCGGTCTTATTGTCTTCAACGAGGAGACGATGACCGAAGCCGAGTGTCTTCGCACCAACAACATCAGGCGTTGCTGGAATTCTGGTCGGCGACGCTGGCTTTTGACTTCACGCTAGCAGCCTTCGCCCTGGCGGCCTTCATCTTTTGGCGTGTTCGCCAACCCTTTTTCGACGCCTGGATGCGGATCGCGACCGGTCTGCGTGGCATATGTTCTACCATATGTTCTACTTCCGGGTCTGAATGTTTTCTGTGAAACATTGTGGCAGCATTGAAAGGATGGATGCATGCAACAGCGGGTGGAGTACGTCAACGGGGGCGCTGTATTCGATATTCCGACCATGGGGGTGAGGCCAGGGTCCGGGCAGGAAAACGCACCAGCGGCGCCCGTACGGCCGCCAGCGCCCTTCTTTTCCCCGCGCAAGGTCGAGGCGCGCCACGGGACGTTCTCGATCTATGACGAGGATGAGTTGGTCGGTCTGTCGCTTGCAACCTATGGCGAGTATTCCGAGAGCGAGGTCGTCGTCTTCCGGAAGTGCCTGCGCCCGGGTCATGTCGCCATCGATGTCGGCGCCAACATCGGCGCCTTCACGGTGCCGATGGCGAGGCTGGTCGGGCCCACCGGGACCGTGATTGCGTTCGAGGCGTCGCCAACCAACGTGCCGCTTTTGATGAGCAACCTTGCCCAGAACGGGCTGCCGCAGGCGAAGGTCGTTCCGATGGCGGCGTCCGATCATGTCGGCGTCATCAAGGTGTCCCGGCAGGACGCGCTGCACGCCTACTGCCGCCCCGAGATTAACGACGGCGACTTCGAGATCGGCTGTACCACGATCGACCGCCTCGAACTTCCAACAGTGCAGTTCATCAAGATCGACGTCGATCGCCACGAGCAGCAGGTTCTGCGCGGCGCCGAGGAGACGATCAGGCGTTGCCGTCCGATCATCTACATCGAGAACGAGGACCAGGACACGTCCGAAGCGCTGATCGCCCAGCTCGTTTCGTACGGCTATCGCATGTATTGGCATCGGCCGTACCACTTCAACAGCGGCAACTTTCGTGGTGTGAAGCGCAATATTTTTGGCGTGCTGGTGTCCGTCATGATGCTGTGCGTGCCCGAAGAGGGCGCCAGCGACGGCAAGCCGTGGGACGTGAAGAACCTCGACGAGGTCGCCGACATTCGTCAGGACGACCAGATGTTCGAGCGCGAGATCATCCGCTATCGCCGGGTAATCGAGCGTGAGCCCAACGACCTCATGTCGCGGCTTCTGGTAGCTCATTATGAGCAGCTCATGCAGCGCACCTACAACGCCGCGACGCTGATCGAAACCAACCTGCGGATCGATCCCGAGCACAAGCCGACGCTGCATGTGCAGGCGCTGCACGATCTGCAGATGGGCCGCTGGCAGAAGGGCTGGCAAGGCTACGAGCTGCGCCACGGCCAGCCGCACCTGCATTTGATCGGCGCCGATCGCAAGCATGACTGCCCGCGGTGGGACGGCACACCGACCAATGAGCCGGTGGCGATCTGGAGCGAGCAGGGCTACGGCGACACCATCATGTTTGCCCGCTTCATGAAGTATGTTCTTGCCCGCGCGCCGAACGCGTTTCTTGAGGTGCAGCCAGAGCTGTGGGAGCTGTTCGAGCATTCGCGCGGCCTGCTCGGTCTGCCGCAGAATGCAATCTATCGCCTGCGCCGCCAGCTGCCGCCCTATGCGTTCCATCTGCCGCTGCCGTCGGTGCCCGCGGTGCTCGATGCCGACGAGGACATGAT